ACATCGTCTTTACCCTGGTCAACTGCACAATCTCCCCGACAAGTGTTAAGAACCGTGGCTCGTTTACGATTACTCCGACGACCACGAATTCGAATTACTCGTGTAATGGGGTGCTCGTGTACTACCTGCCTGGCGGGCACCAGTATGGTGGCCCTTCAACGGACCACCAGCAGGCTGAGTTTACGATTAGTGGCACCTTCAGCGGCAGTTCCGGCACACCGGATATGGGCCTGCAGGTGTGGCATCCCAGTAATTCAAATCTGCCCAGGCTTGATACCAAAGACAAGCAGATCATGCACTACGCATCGTATTCCGGCACCGTAACATCTAGCTCTAGCACTACGATCTCAGTGGGCGGGGGTTATGACATTACTAACGGCGATTGGGGGATTGATGTAACTCCTGTGGAGATTGACTTAAAAGTACTCTCATCCTCTGGCCAGTTCGTTGTCAGCAGTTCTGGCGCTACGATTACTTGGCGCGTTAACGTATTTAAGTTGAATCAATAATGACATACGGTATTAGGGTAGAAAACGAGTCTGGGTTTACTCAGATTGACGACACAACCCAGGGTTTTCAGGTGCTTGCTACGGGGACTGTCGCGGCAAGCGGCAACAGTTCGATTAACTCTGTGACGATCCCTAATAGTTACCCTGACGATATACTAGTGGTAGCAAAACCTAATAACCCAACCACCTCAACACACTACACGCTGTACGCTTATTACACCGATACGACTAACAACGGAACCCGTGTTCGTAAGTGCTTTATGAACTTTGCATACGGGTCTAGTCTTTTGGCTACGGAAGCTGCGGACTACGCCATTATCCAACGCTGTAGTGAATTCGACGACAGCGTTATTAGCGGTCAAAACCCACCCAACGTGGGCCTGAATGTGTACCAGTCTGATGGCACGCTGAGTTTTACCACAGAGAAACCTACTTACCGTGTCCAAGCAGCACGGCACCACAATGTAACAGCCTCTAGTTCTGGAGCGGGTACATGGTATACGGGCGTTGATAGCACAGACCTAGAAGATATCTATGGTTTAGCTATGGGCTACTATTCTTATTACTACAGGATTTTTGGGCCATCAGCTGATCGTGAATATCAAGCTAAGTCACGAACGCTACGTTGGGACTACCCAAATGCAGTGATTAAAACTCATATCGTAACCGCTGGTGGGCAAGCAGGTTATGAACCAACGACCTATACCAAGGTATGGGAAGGGCACCGAACAGAAATCGTGGGGTATGTTGTATGAATAAGTTCGCATTAGTTGCTGAGAACGGTGAGGTCGTGTCAACCGTCCACCCTTCGCATGACAACATGTGGAGCGAAGGGCAGCAGGTAGGTACAGAGACAGCGCATAGTTTTCCGTACGAGATATCAGACACAGTCGTTATAAACGAATGGTACTGGCGGCATGCATGGGTAAAAAATAAACCCGCAAGACCTTCTCCATATTACAACTGGGTTGACTACGAGTGGGCCTTAGATACTGAAGCGCTAGAGACTGAGATGCGTAGTCTACGTGACTACAAATTAGGGCGCTCTGACTGGACACAGGTAGCGGACAGTCCTCTGTCTGACTCAGTAAAAACGGAGTGGGCTACCTACCGACAAGCGTTGCGGGACGTCCCTGCAAACAACCCAAACATTACTGATCTTGAAGAGATTATTTGGCCATCTGAACCAGGAGCATAAATGCATAAAGGTAAGCAGTGCGTGCTAAACGCAGCCCCAGCGTCGAAAGGTAAAAAGAAGAAGAAAGCAGCGAAGAAGAAGCGCTACTGAAATAGTGTGCCGCTGGCACAATGAAAAATAATCGAAAATAAAATAACTAGCTTTATCAGTAAGTTAGGGTTTTCTATTGTCTAAAACTAGATATGCACAAATAGAACCTAAGATACTGATATAGAACTATTTATTGTTTTTTTACGACTAGAATCCCTCCTTCTCCGCCACTTTACTAAGTGCTTGTTTTGCTTGGCCTTTTAATTATTATAGAAAGCTCAGGCACACGGACGGCACATTGAATGGCAAGCATACGGAAGCGCGGTGATCTCTGGCACAGTCAGATACGCCGCAAAGGTTACCCCCAACAGACTCGAACCTTCCGCACTAAAGCAGCGGCAACGGCTTGGTGTAGGCGTATTGAAATGAGCATGGACGACGGTTCGTGGATCGATACTCGTGAATCACGGTCCGTGCTCATTAGCCAGATGGTCGATGATTTAATCTACAGCTACGAAAGATTTGGGCTAGATGTTGCTGGGCCGAAGCTTGGGCAGCTCAACCAGATCCGCCAGTATTTTGATGGCGTCTCAATACATGACCTGACTTTAGATGACGCGCTTGAGTTTGCAGCCCACCGTCGAAAAAGCGTTTGTGCGAGCACGCTTCAGACGCAGATGTATTATTTGAAGCAGGTAGTAGAGAACAGCAGGGTAAAGACAGAAGAGAAAATCGTTGACCAGGCAATCGATGAGCTGCAAAAGAAAAAAATAATCATGGGAAGTAAGCGACGGGATCGTCGTCTGGGACCAGGAGAGTTTGAAGCGTTGATGGCAGAGGCGGGAGACCATTGGATTGGCACTGCCATCGATATCGCAGTTGAATCTGCGATGCGTCAAAGTGAAATCCACCGGTTGCGGTGGTCAGACATTGATGAAAAGGCGGGCGTGATCCATCTTTATCGCAAAGATAAGAGCGCTGAAAACGGGCGCAGTAAGGCCAAAATACCCCTTTTAAAGGGCGTGAGAGAGGCGCTTCTACGCGCACGAAACACAACTGAGCAAGGGGATAACCTGTTCCGCGTACAGAGGAGCGAGTCGATTTCAGACAAGTTTGCGCGCATGACAAGCCGTTTGGGAATCGAAGATCTTCGGTTCCACGATCTGCGTCATGAAGCAATTAGTCGTATGTTTGAGCGTGGGATGCGAGTGGAACAGGTGAGGGTAGTGAGTGGTCACCGCACGTTAGATCAGCTCAGTCGGTATGTTAATCTTCGCCCGGAAGATTTAGCCGATCTGTGAAGTAGTTAGCTACTTCTTCTGTAGGGAATAAATATTTTTTGCCAAGCTTGGCATGTGGGATGGGCAATCGACCGTGGTAGATCTGTTGGTACATCGATTGCCGCTTAATTCTTAGTAGTAACGACAGTTCATTTATATCCATGAACGGGCCGTAACGCTTGCACAGTACATCCTGTAAGTTCATTGCTCTCCTCGCGTAGCTGGTCCCTGCCGCAGCGGGATAGCTACAACATATGAATAATAGTATAAGTATTATTGTTAAGCTAATAATTAAGTCAAACTAGACAAAACTATTCAGTAGTAGACAAAAGCGACAACCGACCAGAGAGTGTGGATTTTGCTGGGTGCCGGTAGGCTGCTTGGATCAAAGAATTCTAAGTTCTTTTTGCCTTTGAGACGGGCTGCGTAGCAGCTTGGTTCTTTTAATTGTGATGGGGAAATCAGCCGTACGTAACAGAACGAATACATGTAACGCTCGAAGAACAAGTCTAGGTAAGGTTCTTTTCTTGGAATTCTAACCATGATGGATGAGTCATCACGCCGACTGAGTATGGTTTCTTTTATCGGTTTAGTGACATCATTTGCGTCAAAGGATATTTCTCTGCGCTCAACGGACGGCAGCTGAGCTTCGATACTCGGATCAATTTCCCTGGGATCAACATCCAGAAAGTTAGCCAGCTTGATGATAGCCGGTGCTTGTAGTTTGGTAATGTTGTTCAGGTAATGTGAAATCGCCCCCTGAGACCAGCCGAGTGTCTTCGCTGCTTCAACTTGTGTGAAGCGCATCTCGACTTTCTTTGCGTCCCAAATCCTCCGTAGGTTCTTTACGGACTGAGGTAAGTCTTCCCTTGACATGTTGCATTCATCCTAAATGAGTCACGTTATATATGTAGGCAGCAACATCTCGCCTACTTACAGATTGTTCTATATAGTGAAGTTTACTAATATTAGTAGAATAATCGCAATCTAATATTATAGCTGAATCTTCTACGCCTATAATTAAAGCTGATTTTGCAGGCCCATTTACACGTTGTAACCACTGCAGTTGCAGTTCAGATAATGAATGTTTGATCAGTGTGCTGTCTCTTTTGGGCAGCGTTTTAACATATTTGTATTCAACAAACAGCAGTCCTTTAGGGCCTACATACATTGCGTCGGGGACGCCTCCGGTAAACGTGTCATGGATCTTCCATGAGTAGACGTCCGGTGATAAGTATCGATGTATGGATCTTATGAAACTGTGTTCGTTCAATGGAAATGGGGGTCAGAGACCCCCGCCCTGGTATTACTTGTAGGCTTCGTACAAGTTTTCGGCAGCCTTGTAGTCCTGTTCCATAGCCCAACCGCACCAAGATACTTCGCAATTCATAAATGCCTTGCCCATCTTGTTCTCGGTTGAAACGCCGGAGACTTGCCACAAGCCAGCGAAACGGTCACCGCCACGCATACCGATCTGTGAGTTCCAGTTCTTGGATACACGCAGCTTAGATGATGCGAAGTCCATGATGGCTGGCGTACGGTCAAGCTCACCTGTCTCTGGGTTCTTGAGCAGGATCACATGTGCGTGTGTCTCGTTGATGTCGTATTCGCCGGGCTTGTCTTGTTCGTTGACTTTTGCCTGGGCAAGTTCGCGTGTATCGAACGCACCTAGGTAGCCGCCACCAGCGTCAAGCTGTCGCCATACGACAAATTCTGTTTTGAACGTCAGGCTGATCGCATAGAGATCGTTGCCATAGTTCTGGTTAGTCAGAGTGTTAACAAAGTGGCCAGGCTCACAACCTTCAACGTAGTTGGCGTGATGCTTGTCTACCTCGTTAGACATCTTCTGGAGTAGCTTGATACGCGGGATAGCTACGTTCTGACCGACGTTCTCGTTACCACGACCTACGCCGTCGATAGACTTGAGGTGGGCTGGGAGTGTGTCAGATGAAGCTACGAGTGGTGCTACTTTTGCTACTTCTTTTGCTGCTGCTGTCATAATAGTTTCCTAATGGTTTGGTTGATTCATGTTTAGAGGGAACGAAAGTTAATGCGTCTGATTTCACGGGCTTGCAAACCAGGGACTTCTTCACCGAGCTTAAGAAGTTCTTTGTATGCAGTAGACGAGACCCGTCGCTGTAAGAGACTGAAGTCCTGGGTGCTGTTGATATGCGCGTAAAGAGCATCCCAATCAGTCACGTCAGGTACAGTGTCTTGGTTAATGGACACACTGGCTTTGTCGTTGGCGGTACGTGACAAACCCTGCTCGTCCAATTGGTTTAAGAGCTTGTAGTCAAGTTCATCTTTGGACTTGTTCAGCTCCTTGAGCTCCGCGTTAAGACCTGCGATAGCGTCTTTCACTTTGGCTCTGGCTTCGATTAGTTCATTAATATTCATGAGGTTTCCTTTAGGCTGCGTGATTGAGTTTGTTTAGAATCAGTAAGAGGTCTTCCATTCGTTTTAGTTTGCTAGTGAGTTTTTCGTAAACTTCTGGTTCCCACGTATCGCGCGCTGCGATGTGTATGATTTCTGTGCGCTGCGTTTGACCGGCTCGGTATATGCGTCGATTGAACTGCTGGTAATGCTCGGCGTTGTAAGTTGGTGACGCCCAGATCACTGCAGTTGCTTTGGTCATGGTTAAGCCGTGTCCGGCTGATTGTGGGTGGCAGAACACAACCTGGAGGTGTCCTGCTTGCATGCGATCAACGATGTCTTTGCGTTTGTGCGCGGGGGTATCACCGTCGATCGTTGCGTATTTGATCTTCATCTTGTCTGCGAGTTGGGTCAGTGCTTGCTTCTCGTGCTTCCAGTTGAATGCAACCAGGGAATGTTTGCGCTCTGATACGAGCTGCATGACCATGTCGTAGCGTTCGGGGTGTATCGATGTAACACCACCTTCTTCGTTGTAGATGGCACCAGTACAAAGCTGTAGTAGCTTTTTGACTTTGGCACCTGCATGAACTGCGTTGATTGTTTCTTTGCCCGTGTACAACACACTGTCTTCGCTGAGCGTTTGGTACTCGAACATGATTTTCTTGGGTAGTTGTACCAACAGCGTATTCGTTGTTTGTTCTGGCATAGTCAGACACTCTTCAAGGCAGTACCTGACATTGATGTCACTGATTAGCGCAGCAACAATCTCTTCAGCATCGTCTTTGTCTATCCACTCGTTAGCGAATCCGTTGAACCGTGATGTGCAAACAGCAGCTCGGAAGCTGTAAAACCTGTGACCTAAGCGTTGCCCGTCGTCTACGAGAAGGGTGGGGTGCCATATGTCTAGGATGGTGTTGCTGTTAGGTGTACCGGACATGGCGATGCGATATTGAAAGTAATCAACTAACTTGCGGATCGCTTTGCTGCGCTGGCTTGATTGGTTTTTGTATGCAGTGAACTCGTCAATGACCAGGGTATCGAAACCCTTGAGTGCTGTTTGATGCTTGAGTAACCACTTCACTGCATCGTGATTGGTAATGACAATGTCTTCGTAACCCGAGAAAGCTTTCTCACGGTTCTTTGCGTACGCAACGGCGTACGACAGTTCGGGTGTGAACTTCTCGATGTCATCTGCCCACGAGGCTTCGAGTATGGATAGCGGTGCAAGAACTAAGGTCCGCGCTCCACGTTTAGTTAGTGCGTCAAGAACAGAACGAGTCTTGCCGGTGCCAGGATCCGATGTAATTAGTACTCGTGGATTGGCGAGGATGTGCGCTGTCGTAGCGCTCTGATGTTCAAACGGTTTTAACATATTCATCACTCATTGATGGTTTAGAATAATACCATAGCTAATATTAGTGCTCAATAAAAACGACGGGTTGGTCGCTAGCCCAGCAGTATCCGCAGTCAGCGCAACTAGGTGTCGCACCGGCTTGTTCTGGACATAAGATTCCTGGTCCTGTCCAGATGTTTTTGTCTTCGGGTTTGATGACTGTCGCGTTAAACGACACGTCCTTGTCATCAGAGAAACGCACGCGGAATCGGTCTGGGTAGATGTTGTTGATATTGCTAATCATCGTGCCCAGTTGTGACGTGTAAGCGTGGTGTGTGTAGCCGAAGACGTTTAGGTTCTTGAACTTGTGTAACCAGTGTTGCCAGGTAGCAATGTACAAGCCGTCGTAGAAGTCACCGAGCACATGCAGCCGGACAACAAAACCGTTTTTGTGTTTGTTGTTTAGTTCTTGGAGCTGCAGTTCGAGCATCTCTTTGAACGATGGATCGGTGTGATCAAAGCGATGTGCAAAGGGCATGTTGTTACCGTAGCAGTTGTCCCATTGCTCACAGTCAGTAGGGCAGGTAGACCGTTCTTCTAATGTAAGAGAGTAGATGGTCATGCCTTTCCACATCTTGACTGATACTTTGTTACCGAGTTTTTTATTGGCTTTGCCTCTTTTTAACATCTGCAAATGTGGTGACTTTACGTTCTTTAGATACCTGGTCTGAGGCAGATGCACGTTTTTTGCTGGGATTAGGTTCACGGCTAAGGATGTCATCTAGAATCTCCTGTCTGATTTGTGCCGCTGTCGTTCTGTCGCACTGGGTCACTATCTTGATCTCGGATTTCTTCAAACGGTGTGTAGTCCAGTACATCGCTTCCTCTGGGTCGGTTACGATTCTGTACTCGACTAGGGATCCATTGCGCTTGTAAAACATCTGCATTGTCGAACATCTCCTTTAGGTGACCACACAACAGGTCTTTGTATTTACTTTCCATCGGGATCAACCTCCACCCAACGCCAGGCGCGGTATGGGAACTTTTTGACTTTGACCAGGGACAGCTGTTCGCGAATCATGGTTTGGCGCATGGCAAACAATGTGACTGAGATGATGAGACCGCCAAACATTGCAGCCATCATCCCGGAGAACGTCCCGGCAAATAGGACCATCAGCAGCACGGTAGCTGCGATATCGATGGGTATGTCGTACGAAATGATCCGGCGGGGGCCGAATTTAAACAGAAGGAACAGTAGTCCCAGTGACGATATAAGACCGGCTAAAATCATAGATAACTCCTAGTAAGGTTATAAGAACGAGTGTGACTTCGATTGCGAGGATGACTTGGTCAAGGATCATGTTGTTGGCTCCGGTAATAGAGGTAAGCCACACCTGCGACACAGGCGAGTACAAACATGCCGAGAAGTCCGACATACAAAGCTTGTATCGCTGCGAAGAAGGCGAGGCAGATAGCTAGTGCGCTGAGCAAATACAACGCACAGGTGGTTAAGAATTGCTTTAGCTTTTTCATAGGGATTCTCTCTACATGGTTCATGAGGATCATTTGAATTCCGATCGGGAATAAAAAAACCCCGCTAGGCCTGGGACCTAAGCGGGGAAAGGGTTACTTCTAGGGGAGGTAAAACTACTCGACGCCCCAACTGCACTCGGGCTCGTCACCTTTACGGAACGAACACCAGCGACAGCTGTCTTTGCTTGGTGTTGGAGCGAATTCTGTTTCTGTAGTCATCTTGACTGCCCTGCGATGGAACGCTGGTGCAAACAACATGGCTTGTTCTCGTGTGTAGGTTTTCTTGGTGGTCTCGCCTTTGTCGAGATACCAGAACTCTACTTGTACGTGTTCGAGTGACGGGTATCTAAAGAATGTACCAATGGCATACAGCAGACCCTGCTGCCCGTGGCCTACTTCGTTACCCCACTTCTTGCCTGTCTTGTAGTCGATAACGCGGGCTGAGGTCTCATCTTCAGTTACCAGGGCATCTAGCTTGATGCGAGCCCAGGTTTCTTTCTGCATCCACCCGACAGTCTCCCAGTCGAGATCGAAACCCCATTCGCCTTCGAGTTCTACTTTTGCTTCGATATAGAGCTGGCGCAGTTCTTCAAAGTCATCTTTAAACTTGTGAAGGGTGTCATGCATTTCGCCCATAGTGCCGTTAACGTAGTCTTCAGCGTATTGGTGTATTTCCGTACCACGGTCTGCAGCTGGGCCGCTGGGTTCTTTAATGTTTTTGACACGGCTTATGTATGTCCGATAAGGACACTCTTCGTACACTTTAAGTGCTGAGTAACTCCAGGCTCTAACGTCACCTAATATCTCTGGTTTCTCGAACTCTGGTAAGTTTTGCGCACTCTTTTCCTGAGTTAGCTTGATCATGACTATTCCTAAGTTATTGTTCCGCCTAAGATATTAGTATAGGTACTATTTTATACAGCTTCAAGCAGCTTACGGTCTTCAGTGTTGAAGTATTTGTCGGTAATTTCGTTGAACTGCTCGTCATCAACACGCCACTCAACAACTACACCGCGCGTTGGGTTGGCGGAGCTTGGAGCGTTATGAGCACGTCTACGTTCACGAGTTAATCCGTTACGTTCTGCGCGTTTGATGAACTCACGTTGTGATATACGGTCATCAGTCAACACGCCGTACACAACACGTAGGTGCTCCATTGGTATAACGGAGTAGGGCCACTGTGACTCTGCAATCCATTGCTTTACAAACCGTTGCGCGGTTGTGATCTCTTGAGCTTGCATGACGTTGTTGATACTGATGTCGAGGATATCTAGCAGAAGAGTTAGCTTGCCGTGTTTTACATTGGCGAAGAACTCTTCCATGACTGACATCGTCACCTGGGCCATCTGTGCTTTTGCATTGTTGGCAATAGGTGTGCGTACAAGCTGCTTGTTTACTCTGTAGTTGCGAAGTAGGGCGGCGAACTTGTCTAGCTCTTTGGATATGTCATCGATGCCATCGATTACTTCTGGGTAGACATGCTCTAACTTTTGCTCTTGTCTCGGAGCGATGTTGTATCGCCTATCCCCCTCCTCGATTTTCACGGCATCCATACGGTTGGTGAGAAAGATGAAGTTTGTAAAGTTAGGCATCTCTACTTGGTTGGAACGCATCGCACGAATGGTCATCGTGTTTTCTGTGATGGCGTTCTTGAGTTTGTCGGCGATTTTCACAGTGCCTGAGTTAGCTGAGGCCATGTGAAACTCGTCAACGACAAGGAAGAGGGCTTGTCTCATGTACAAGTTGAACTGTTCTTCAATGTTTTGCAGCGCACGCATTGGTACGTGCTCGTTGCCAAACAACGGTCTGAGTACTTTGGTGTAGAAGATACCTTTACCTGTACCTGGTACACCCTGCAGTACCCATGCAGTCATTGCCTTCTTCTTAGTTTGAAATATATAGGCCAGCCAGTTAGTGAAGTGTTCAACTTCTAAAGCCTGTCCTCCTAAGATGTGAGTCATCAACTTATAGATCAGTGGACATGAGTCAGCGATCTTTGCTGCGTCACCCATGCTTAGCGGTTCGTGCTCACGGTCTGACAACATGTACTGTGTTTTTCGGAACATGTTGATGTGGTAAGGCACATTAGTCAGATTGACTGCGACATCATTTGACGCGGGGTCGAATACGACTTTTGCGTCTGGAATGAAGTCAGGCTTTGGCCGACCGTGTGATCGCATGAATCCCTCGATGCTTGCTGATGCGCAGGGCATGAGAGGGAAGTCATTGCTGAACTGGTTAAGGTTCGGATCAAAGACACCGTTGTAGTAGGTGTCTGTGTAGAAGTCACGCAATGCAACCGGATAGTTGGCTCTACCGTTTTCTGCGATCTCTTCTTTGAAGTGCTCGAATACTGACGTATAGAAATCTGGATCTGCTTTTTCTATAGACCAGATTGGCTCACCTTTGAAGTTGTACATGTACGTAGGGTCATCAAGCAGAAAGTAGTATGCATTGCTGTTGCCACCATTCACGTTGCAACGGATGTACGGTGGGTTGTTGTCATCAGTGATGGTGATCGACATGCGATCAGGGTTCTGAAGGATCTCTTCAGTCCGGTTATTCACTGCAGCAATCGTTAGCTTTTCTTTCTTTGCGTGGAATCCACGGTCTTTACGCAGTCTGTTTTTTGCATCGTTTGATTTCTGATACACAACCTCTGGGCTGATGTCGCTCATCATGCCCGCTAAATCCAATGCGTCCTCGTTGTTAGAAACACGCACGACCCGCTCAGAACTAGAGCTGAACGGATCGTGGGTCCCATCTTCGAACGTAGGAGGAGCGCAGAAGATTAGTTTGGAGTTGTCAGCCACACTTACGTCGAGCGGATACTTCAGAGAGTGTCCGTTAGACGACAGATCAAGCTGGGCTGAAAACAACTCAGAATCAAAATTAGCGTTTTGCAGCCACAGTTTTACTGCTTTGGCGGGCATAGCGTGCTTTAGAAATATAAAGATGTGGAGAGATGCTTTGTCTCCCTTGAGCCCCAGGCTAGCAGAGGCTTGAGCGATATAGCTGACGTTCTGAAACTCAAGAGGAAGCTCACGCATCACTAGCTTAGCTAGGTTAGTGACATCTGTTTGAGTTAGTTTGCCCAGGGGCCGAGACCACTGAGGCAACACTACGCCGTCGATATCGAGTACGAGCAGGTTGGAATACGCAACGCGATCAGTCTTTCCGGCTCGCGATTCGTTTTCAATTGAACGCTTGAGTTGGCCCTTGAGCATGCAGTGACCGACGTTACCGTGGTCAATCAGCAGACGTTCTAGCATAGCTAGCCCGGCACCATCACTAGGGATGATGTGCTCATGGGACGTTACATTCTTTACGTGGGGGTAAGGGGTGAACCCATTATTAACAGAGTGCTTTTTGCTGAGGCTAACTCCGTTAGACGCCTCCAAAAACGTGACTTGCATGGCTCCTCCTACAGAGCTAACTATATTAGCACAAGTACTAAAACAGCATAGTTAAATTTTTTGTAGGTCATGCGCTTTGTCGAATACTTCCTGTCGATCAATCTTGATCTTATTATCCGCTTCGAAGGTGAGGCGGACTTGATTCCTATCAACCTTTGAGATTTTTACTCTCGCCAGAACGCCGTCATCATCATGTAGGATGACTGATTCGTCTATCTTCCTTGTAAGGACTAGTCTAGACATTTCTTATTTGCTGTATCCCTTGTCGTACCCTCCCTCAGCATCGAGGGGGAGGTCTGGTGCCCAATGTGGGGGCACACACATATGCTCAATCAGCTTAGCCATTGTAGCATCAGGGTTATTAGCGTTACCAATAATAACGATCTCATCGTGTACGGTGAGAACTATATCGGCGTCAAGGTCTCTGTCAGCATCGATGCGGAGCATTGCGTCCGTAACGATGATTCGCGACAGTGCTTGTACTACGTTTTCTGTTATTCGCCCGCCCCAGGTTGTCTCAGTGTGACGAGACTCATAGGACAGCTGCCCAGCATCATCGTAACCAAGCTGGTCGTAACAGAGTGACATACCGTTAGGTAGCATGATTTTCCGGTTTGCAAAGGTAAGACAGCGCCATGCTTCGTGATAATTGGCTTGGATAGTCGAGACCAGTTTGGTTTCGAGTCTGTCCCATAGGGTAGGGACGCCACTGAAGTAGTTGCGGTAGGAACTAACAACGCTAAACGCTCGGTCGTTACTGATATTGAGTGGCGGACCCATTGCGCCGGTAGCGAGGGTAGTTCTGAACTTACCTGCACCCATGCCGTAACCAAGACCCAGGATAGCGGTCTTGCCTACGAATCTTTCAGTCGGGTGGTCGTACTTATTGATTGGCTTACCATAGATCTCTGAAGCAAAGTTGCTGTAGATATCCTGGCCATCTCTGAACTGCTGAAGTAAATCTTGCTCATCTGCTAACCAGGCAAGCATGCGGGCTTCGATGTTTGATAGATCAGCAACGAAGACCAGCTTACCGTCAGGGGCTTGCAGTGCTTTGCGCAACGGAGAGTTGCGCGGCATGTTCTGCATGTTCAGTTTTTCAGTACCACCGAATCGACCAGTGTGAGCTGCGTAATACCTGAGAGGCACACTGATGGTTCCGTCGTCATGCGTTGCGTCGATAAAGCGCTGCGCCCTAGTCTCATTAATGCGACTCTTTGCAGCGGTACGAGCATCCCAGATATGTTGCAGTTGAGGGTTCATTGCAACCATCTGTTGATACGCTTTATCGTTTTTACCAAGGGCCGGTATAGAGTTGCCGGTTGTAGGACTCATCTTGGTAGGTGGGACGATCCGAAGATCATTCTGCATGTACTCAGCAAACTGTTGATTTGAACTGAGCACTTTGCGATCGATACCAGCTGCAGCTATTGCTGCTTCACTGGCATTGATCTCCGCATCACGGAAAGCGATAAGCGCTTCACGATCCACGGTTAGTTTTGGTTCGCAGAACATACGGCACGTCATGTCGATGAGCTCTAGCTCAGTCAATGGCATGTCGTTGATTGTCTTGCGATAGATTGCGTAGGTAAGTTCGACGTCCTGGATACAGTAGCCAGCCAGGGCTTCCTCAGTTTCAGGATCTAAGTCATAGATACCCTTAGCTGAAATGAGCTCGTCACCTTTTCGCTTTGTCTCGTCATCTGGGAACAGGCGTATTGCTGTGTCACGCAGTGATGCAGATTTCCCTGGGAAAAGGCCACGACTGATGGCAGCAGTATCGACGTAGAATTTAGGTATGACGCGATAGTATTGCGTCAGGATGTATCCGTCGAAAGGGGTGTTGTGGCAAATGAGCGTTGCGTCGTCCCAATCGATCTCTGCAATGGCGTCCTCGACTTCGTCTTCACCGTACCAGGTGGTTTCGCCATGATCTATTTTGATGCCTACCCCCCACACTTTGAACTGCTCGTGCCGGACGTAATCCATTGTTGTTAGTTTTGTTAGTGACACCTTGGTGTCGAAGTAGGTTTCAAAGTCGAGGGTAACGATCATTAGAAGTCGATCTCCTCGTGTTGTTGCGCTGCGTAGATCTCACCTTCGTAGTTGTGAAACGCGGCTTTGAGTTCTTGATAGCGCTCAGGCATCCGAGATCTGATCCATACAGTTGCATAGGTATGGAACTCAGGATGTATCTGGTCGGTGTCTAGCTTCTTAAGCTCGTTAAAATATTCATTAGTCTTCATACCACCCTCCTCGGCGAAATGTTTCTATGACTCTGAATGTCTCCCATGACGGTCGCATGTACTGGTCATTCGTGACGACATGCAGTTGGTTGTCGGTATCCAGCAGGATATGCGCGGTTTTCTTTAGCTCATGCTGGATGAAATGCGCTTCTTCGATAGCTGCATCAACATCAGTGAACAATGTGTTCATTGTTCAGCGTTGAGCTCTTCCTGAATTAAGCGATCGATGTACCACTTCGCTTTGCGCAGATCTTCTATAGGTTTGTTTTTGTAGCGATATCGGTGAAGGTATTTCTTAACTGAACCTTCAAGGTATGCTTTGAACCCATCACCTAAGCTGTCTTTTAGGTAGTCAATGCATTCAATCGTGCCCACGTTGTAATGCGCTGGACGATTTACTGGATCATTTTTGGGTGCAGTAGGGGCGGGTGGGGCGTCGTACGGGTCGATGTATACTTTGTTGCCAGCTTGATTCCACTCAGCAGGCGTTGCTTTATCTATACTCATCATACTCTCCTAGTAGAGCGAAATAGTATCAAAGCTAATATATTAGCTCAAGTATTAGTCAGTCGGCGCTGCTGAAGCCAGGTACAACTTGATACGATTCATCTGCAATAGCTGCTGGATCTTTCTTTCAAGTATGTTGTTGATGTCGTCTAGTTGGCTGAGCTTCGTTTCGAGTGCGAATATGCGGTCTTCATACGCTTGGAATTCTTCAGTGAAACCATCAAGCATATCGATACGATCTTCGTGATCTGTGGCTTGTGTTTCGATGTCATCGATTCGCGATTCGAGGCCACTTGAGTAGTCGTCGGTTGTTGAATCGTTGTCACGCTCGTGTTCTTGGAACCGAATGTCTACGTGGTTATCTAGGAATTTTTTAAACTCAAACATGAAGTCAGTTTCAGGCATGTTCATTTGCTGTTCTCCCTTCTGGGTTGGTGAGTTTGGCTGCCAAGTTCCAGGCCATATAGGCACAG